TTAGAAACGTTCAAGAACTGTTTCTATAAGATGCCTTACTTTAGGTTTATAGTCTGTATTTGCGTTGTTAAGCCTGCGTTCGGCAATGATGCAGCATACAGTCATCGCACGGTGTCCGAGGAGTTTTGCCATACCTTGGAGACATGCTGATTCCATCTCGAAGTTTGTAATCGGTCGACCGTTGAACCGGAAGCTTTCGATTTTCTCGTTCAGATTGGGGTCAGCCAGTTTCAGACGCACCATTCTTCCTTGCGGAGCATAGAAGCCTACAGCTGCAATTGTAAATCCTCGCACCATGTCATCACGACCAATTCTCTCTACAAGCTCAGCATCGGCATTTACAGTGTAAGGAGCAGCCCATGTCTCTTTCCATTCCGTATGTTTGCAGAATTCGCGTTCAAACTCAAGATCGCACACTTTATCACGGTCGGCGTAGAAATTCAGAATGCCGTCGAATCCCATGCCTTTTTCTGCTATTACGAAATCACCAATGTGCAAATCCTCCTGTAATGATCCGGAAGTTCCGATACGCACGATGTTGAGAGTGCGATGTTCCTGTTTTATTTTCCGGGTCTTGAAATCTATGTTGGCAAGAGCGTCAAGTTCGGTAACGACAATCTCAATGTTGTCCGGACCTATGCCATGAGAAATGACCATCATCGGTTTCCCCTTGTATGTGCCGCCTATCGCATGAAACTCTCGTGACGAGACATTATAATCTATCGAATCAAAATATGACGCCACCATATCCACTCTGCCGGGATCTCCGACAAAAATGATATTGTCTCGGAGTTGTTCCGGAGTGAGGTGAATGTGAAAAACAGAACCGTCCTCATTGATTATGAGTTCGGAAGCGGGTATAATTCTATCGTCTGTCATAAAATGCATTTAATAATAAAATTTTAAAATGTCCATAGCAGATATTGATGTCAGATCATGACTTTAATTAATTGTAGTCTTGGAAACTGTTTAAATCAGGCATCAATATGCTGGTATGAAAGTTCAATCTCTGATAAGTAAGTGTTGGAAATTAGCTTATATTAAATTTTAGGAGATTTTGAGATGATTTCATGATTCCGAAGAAGGAGCATAGCGGGCTATGCGACTGATGAGAAATCATGAAAGCATCCAAAAGATTCAAAATTTAAATAAGCACGGCATTTACTTATTATAAACTAATTTTCAATATTTACTTATTATAAACAATATATAGTTGTTTATGTCATGCAAAAATAGTGAAAATGCCCGAAAAGAATAAAAATAATGAGAAAAATTTGGTGTGTTACTGAAAAAGTTGTAATTTTGCACGCTATCAAAAACGACTGAGGAAAGATGCCGGAGTGGTCGATCGGGGCGGTCTCGAAAACCGTTGTGCCTTTTAGGCACCCAGGGTTCGAATCCCTGTCTCTCCGCTGAAATGACGCTAATTATCTAATAGACAGATAGTTGGCGTTTTTCTTTAAGAAGAGTATAGACGCGTTGTAGACGGAATCGGGAAAGAGATTCCGGCAATGCGAGAAAAAAAGTAACCGGCACGTTGGGTTTTTCGGAAGAAAAATTCGATATGTCAAAAAAAAATTTGCCCCTCCGGCGACGCAATTCGGACAGTGAAATAATAGGGTACAGGTTACCCGTCTTCCACGGCACCGGGAAGAAAGTATATGTTGATTTTTACGCGTATGATCCGATGCGCGGTGAGCTTCGCCGCAAAAAGATCCATCTTGACCACATATCAACAAAAGTTGCTCAGAGGCGACATGCACATGTACTGATAAGTACATTGACAGAAAAGCTGTTGAGCGGGTGGAATCCATGGTGTGACGCGGCAACGAGCCGGGGATTCACCCCGATAGAGACAATCATCGAGAAATACAAGGAATACATAGGGAGGACAGGGCGGAAGAAAACACAGCAGTGCTATAACTCGCGCTGCAACATACTTGAGGAATACAATTCCACAAGGCTCCAGCCGATACGATACGCGTACCAGTACGACAAGGCGTTTGTAATAGATTTTCTTGACTGGGTGCTGCTCGACCGCGACAGCGGGGCGAGAACGCGCAACAATTACAAAGGATGGTGTTCCGCATTCGGGGAATTCATGGTACATCGGAAATACATCGACAGTAATCCGGCTGAAGGGATTCCCAAGCTTCCTGAAGACTCGAAGTTTCGTCAACCTCTGACAGAGCAGATGATGCGAAAGCTGCACCGACATCTGAAGCAGGAAGATCCACACTTCCTGCTTGCGGTAATGATGGAATATTTCACATTCATACGTCCGACAGAGCTTAGCAATCTCCGGCTCCGTGACATAGAGATAAAAGAGCAGCGGGTGTTCATATCGAAAGAATTCAGCAAAAACAAGCGCGACGGATATGTCGGATTAAACGAGACGATCATCCGGATGATGATAGACCTTGACACATTCTGCAGTCCCGGAGACTGGTATCTGTTCGGCAAGGGATTTGCGCCAAATCCGGAGAAAGCGGGACCGGACCAGTTCAACAAGCGATGGGTTCGGATGCGAAAGAAATTAGGATGGGGTAAAGAGTATCAGTTCTACAGTCTGAAAGACACCGGCATCCGCGATCTTGCCAATTCAGAGGGTATAGTGATAGCCCGGGACCAGGCACGGCATACGGATGTGTCTACGACAAACAGATATCTCGGCGTGGAGAAGAGCGTGCACGCCGAGACTAAAAGTTTCAAAGGAGCCTTTGAAGATGATCAGAACCTATAGAACTCACCCTTGATCAGCCTCGACATCCCGTTTTGCGAGAAAGAAGCTGTAAGTTTAGAGCATACATACCTTTTTCCTTTTATAAAGAAAGTTGCACGGGGAGACGGAAGGGAATCCGACAAGAAAGAAAACTTGTAGAGTTTTTTCGGATCAACAGAGAGATAACCTTCCACTCCCCGGGCAAATCCATGGTTTAGACGGAGAGAGAAATCCGGGAACGGCATATATTTGAAATAATCATATACGACAACATTAGAAGTGACAGGGCATAACCCTATTACTTCATGAAACGGCTGGTACCCCGGCCAGAATCCGAGGTAAAGCTTATCGAAATACTCCGACTTGGAACTTTCTCCGGCTTCGATACTCTGATAGACGAGAGGCTGCACCGCCTTCTGGATATCGATCCATTCCTGCGTCGGGTTGCCGCTGCCATCCCACAGATCCTTGTCTGTTCCGAAATTGAGTACTTCATCTCCTGAGACTGAAGAATCGTCCGAATTCGAAAAGTAGAGGAAAGCACAATTGAACTCAGCCATATCGACAGGCACCGGGACAGTCTGGATCTCGACAGAGTCATCGTCATCCGGATCCACGATATAATCCCCGAACACATTAACCTGAATAAGCTCGTAATGGTGGAACCATCCCTTGCCCGGGATCTCCACGTAATCCGTGGAATGGAATATAAAATAAGCATCGAATTCCCGGATATAATAAAGATTCCGCTGCACAATGTCGTTCCTATGGAAACCGAAGAACTCGTAAGCCTTGAATTTAGAGACGAACTCCTCCATGTAGTCGAACTCGACAAGGCATTTGTATATTCTTTCCCCTTCCGGATATCTGTGTCCGTCATCTCCGACAATATAACCGGATCCAGGCATGATCCATCCCGAGGAACTGTTCGGGTTCTTTTTCCTCAGATTCACAAACCAGTCGCAGGAATGAATCTTCCAGAACCGGGAACCATTATCCTTGAAAGAAATATTTTTGAGCAGGTCAAGATCCGATTTGTCGTCATTCATGGTATCGATGTCCGCCGAGAACTCATCGACAACCATATCGACATCGACCGGTGCGATACCGGCAAGGATATCCTCAGTAAACCTGAAAGATACAGATTTGGCGACATTATTGATCTCGAACTCACCTCTGAGAATAATTTCGAGATTTTCGAAGAACTCGTTGACAGTCCAATGCGGCAAAGCAGCTGTGTAATCAGACACAGCAAGAGCCGCCGGAAGCGCATTGCAGACAAGAAGATGCCGGAACCTGGATTCTTCCAGAGACCGGATATCACAGGAATACCCGATTTTGTCGCAAATGCGGTGGATAAGGACAGTGATATACGGCATATAAGACAGCCCCCTGTTGTCCGGATCCCATTTCCAGATGCCGTTCTCCTTCACGACATTATTCTGCACGATGCCGGAATTAGCGTTAACCCAAGGTATAGCTACCGCCTCGGCTCCCTGATCATAAGACATCCAATGCTGAGCCGGAGGAGCAGAGGCAAGCGGAACATCAAACGGAACGATTTCAATCTCATTGACATAAATCTCCTCCAGATCCTTTTCGAAATTCTGCACGCTTCTGCCCTCAAGAAACTGTATGGAAAGTGTAGACTCGTTAACAGACACTATTGCGACTATACCCTGCATAGTAACCTGTGGAGTCACAAGCATTGCAGAAAACTTAAGAGTATCGAGATCCGCATCCATGCGCCAGACAATCCCGAATACCTCGGAATTCACTGCCGACTCCTTGAGTGGAATCTCAATGTCAAAAGAATACCCATCCGCATTCGAGAACAGCCTGTTTTCGGCAGTAAATTCAAAAGAAATATCAGAAGGCAACGCAATCTCGCGCCCCTCTACAAACAATTTAATCATGATCTGAGTCTTCTTGATTTATTTCTGATCATACGGTTATATCTTTTTTCCGCTTCATTTATGCCACCCTCGCCTGTAACGGAATTGACCGTAACAAATGGACTGTCGAGCCGTCTGTTCAGGCGAGATATTGCAGCCGACAGTTCCGGATCGGCAGAGACCTGAGGAGCTGGCGGAGTCTGCTGGATTATCACAGGCTGCTGTCGTGCCGGAGCGAAAGCGTTGAACATAGGAGCAGCCACAGACCGAGACACATCCTGCATGGAGATGGATCCGATCCTGTTGTTCCGCTGTGCATACTCCAGCATTTCGATCAGCGGGCGAGTACGTGGAGAATTCACGAGCTTCTGCGAAGCCACCCACTCTCCTGCATGGACGATCCCCGCTGGTTCGTCCACGCGTCCGGGACGCGTGAAACCACCTTCCGAATAACCTACGGCTGCAGCCGACTGTTGCTGTTTCTTCAGCAACGCTATCTGAACGGCACCCTGAGCAACAGCCATGGCAGCAGCGATTGGCGCCAATACCAGGCCAGCCGGACCACCGACAGAAAGACCGGCATTATATGCCTGAACTGCATTGGCGGCAGTCTGCGCAATGGTAGAGATGATCTGGAGCTGAAAATTCTTTTTAGACTGTTCAGCCTTAAGACGATCAAGCTCTTCCTGTTTTTCTTTTTCAAGTTTTTTAGTAAGATAAGAATTACCCTCAGCATAGGCGATTTCCTTATCGTATCGTTTTTCTACAGCCGCCGCCTGCATCTCATATTCAGCTTTCTGAAACTCTGTAATCTGAGACATGACAGAAGTGACTACAGCAGCAGAGGCAGAGATTCCTGCAGCAAGAGAATCAAACGGATTTGCGTCAGGATCTTTGAGAGCTGCCGCAAAATCAGCCCATGCCTGATATGCTGTAGTCAGCATGGCTACCCATTCAGACTGGGAAGTTCTGAGAGGATCCACAAGGGCGGCGTTCATTTCAGCTTTAATTCTTGAGAGACGCTTGGCGTATTCGTCTGCATCGATGGTGCCTTTTTTCAATGCATCATCGAGCTTTGTTTTTTGTGAGTCAAAAATTTTGCGGACAGACGCAGTTTTGCTCTCAGCACTCCCCGGCAAATTTTTTAATTCATCGGCATGATCTTTCTTTTGTTGTTTTTCAAGATCCGATTTCCACTTCTGGAATTGAGCCTCAGAAATATACTTTTCATTATACAGGGTTTCCAAGGCTTTAAACTCAAGATCATATTTCTCCTTAACGCTAAGGCTGTCAAATTTCTGTTGGAACTCGTCAGCCTTTGCAGCGAGAAGTTTCTTCTTATCCATCATATCTGAATAGAGAAGGTCCTGGATCTTCCACTCCATCTCCTCATATTCCTTAGTTCCTTTGTCATATAGCTTCTGTTCATCGGCAAGAGCATTGTAACGCACAGTCATAAGCTCTTCTTTGAGTTTCAGTTCATCGGCAAGAGTCTTATTCCTTTTGAACGCATAGCGTGCGTTGATATCCCTTTCCTCGACGGTAGCGATGCGCTGAATTGCTTCCTTATTCAGTGCAATGCGCTGCTCATTATATCGAGCCTCATGTTCCAAACGCTTCTTGAGCAATTCCGCATGATCAGCATCCTCCTTGAGGTTATGCTGTTCATACAACTTTATCGAGTCCTTAAAGAATTTATCTTCAATCTGATACTTTTGTTCCTGATATTTGCGATAGTCCAGATCACCCACAGCACGCTCAGCGAGAATGCGGGCAAGTTCCTTGTCCCGTTCAGCCTCTATGTTTTTAAGAGCCTCCTTGAACTCCTTGCGAGCCTTTATTGCGGCGCGCTTCGCTTCAGCTTCAAGTTTCTTCTTCTCCTTATCAGAAAGTCCCGGTGTTATTCCCGGTTCTTCCTGATCTTCCGGGTCTGATCCGTCATCGGAGAAATATGTGTCTGCAAATGCTTTAGATGACGCATATGTTCTGGAAAGTTTCTCATTAGCTTTTCTCAGTTCCTGAATATCCGACTTATTAGACCTCATCCCTGCAGCTGCGGTCTTCATCTTGCTTCTCTGGTCTGAAGTTGATTCAGGTCGATACATTTCCTGAGCACCACCTCCCTGCATGGCAATGGCTCCGGCTACTGATGAAGCAGACGCACCTGCACGATCTGCCTGAGCGCGATTTCTGGCATCGATCAGCCTTTTCTCCTCTGAAGCTTCCTTGAATGTATTCCGATTTTCCTCAAGTTGCTGCTCAAGCTCGAGGATCTTTTTCTCATTTTCGAGAACCTTTTCTGCAGCAGCTTTTGCCTTCGCATTTGCTATGATGGATTTAGTAAGTTCATCATATGCGGTCTTAGCTTTCCCGAGCATGATCTGTTCCGTGGTCATTTGTCCGAACTGATCCGGAAATAAAGAGATTAACTGTCTTGCAGCCTTAATCCTCTCTTCCTTGGATTTAGCTTCATTATTTGCAGCATCATACAGATATTTGAGTTTTGAGATCTCCTCGGAATATTTTTCCAAAGCAGCCTTTGAAATGTCTGTCATTTCCCGTATCTGTTTTTTGCGCTGTTCATTTGCTTCTTTCATCTTGCGTTGCATATCGGAATATCTTTGACCGAGGATAAAAAGGACAGATGCAGCCGTAGTGATCAGACCGATCCAAGAAGTCATCTTCATAGCAGCCATAGCCTTTTGCCAGCGCATCTGCATGTCGTAATTAACCTGAAGTCCATTTGTAAAATACTGGATACCGTTGGCAAGAGCTGCGAACATCAGTTTAGCAGCCGGACCGACACCGTTACAGAACTTAACAGCGGCATTCCATATTACAGTAGATTTCGCAGCCATGGAGACCCGGGCATTGTATACGAGCACAGCAGCATTGTAAGTAGCGAGTCCTATTGCAGCGAAAGCGATCTCTTTCTTGTTGGCAATGATAAAATCAACCGACTGGCTCAGGAACCGGAGCATGATTCCAGATCCCGATATAATATGGCTCATCACCGGCTGAAGCTTCTCACCCAGTTCCACAGCAATTTCATTGACTCTCTTCTTCGCCTTTTCAAGTCCAGCCATTACAGTATTATTCTGCACGTTGAACTCATTATCGATAGAAGTAGCCTCAGAGAATGCCTTGTTTGCGGCTTCCTGCTGAGCCACTACCTCATCGATATGTGAAGCAAGAGTCGACATTGCAGATATCGCACGAGAGCCATTCTCACCCATATTTTTGAACATGGGGGAGAGGACATCCATGTTGCCGGCTTTCTTAAGGCAGGACATGAAGAAAATGAACGCCTGATTCATATCTTCCTTGACCAACTGCGTAAACTTCTTCACGTCCATTCCAGCAACCTTTGCATATTTGGCTGGATCCTGATAAATTCGCACCATCACCTGTGACAATGCAGTTGCGGAAGCTTCGAGAGTCTGATTGTTTGAATCAAGGACAGCAGCATAGCCCATGATCTGTTGCACTGTCAAACCAGCCTGTGCACCCACACCGCCCATGCGTGATGCGAACTGGGCAAGATATGGTGCCGAAGCGGAGCAATTCTGAGACAATTCATTGATAACAGAGCCCACGGCAAGCAGTGACTTTTCAGTTCCGAGGCGTTTTTCATCCCCGAAAATGCCGGTAAGTTTAGAAAGGGTCAATGTCGCCCCCTCTCCGAGGTCATCCAGAGCCACATTGATTTTGTCTGCAGCCCTGACGTATCCGAGAATGGCTTCCGGAGAAGTCTTGCCGAGACGTCCGGCTTCCTGGGCAAGTTGATTAAGATGTTCGCGAGAAGATCGTGTGTCTATTTTTTTGAATTCCGCATTTAGCGAAGCGACTTCTTCTTCCGTCATTCCGGTAAATTTACGTACATTAGCCATCTCCTGTTCCATCTCGGCATAGGACTCGACAGCTTTGCGACCAGCCATTACCAAACCCGTAACAGCTGCAGCCATACCCATAATTGCCGTCTGACAGTCATTGAGCCATCGGTTCATCCTTGACCACCGTGATTCCGGAGCCCTCATAGAAGAATTGACCTTATCAATCTCCTCCTTTACCCGCTTGATCATCTCGACCTGTTTCTTCCACGCTTCGGAACCGCGCTCGATGTTGTTGAGCTGTTTCCGGAGGGAATTGAGGGTTTTATTTAATTCCTTTGGGGACGCCCTGTCGAGGCGCGACAGAGTCTGCTCCACAGAAGCGGTTTCCGTGGAAAGCTGTTGCATGAGGCGTTTGTTATTGTTCAGATCCTGTTGCAGCTTCTTCATGGCGACCTTGTCACCGGCAAGAGCGGCTTCGTCAATCTTTTTCCTAAGCTGTTCCGCCTCTTTCTTAAGCTGGTTGAAAATCTTGTTAGCCTGAGATCCATTGACCTCAAGGTTAATTCTTGATGTCGCGTTATATGTTGCCATAAAAAAATAATTTATGGCAAAAGTATTGATGCGCAACTGATAAGAAAAAGACAAAAAAAAGAGACCCGGCAAATGCCGGATCTCCAAATCAAACAACAAAAATGTTACATGCGGGAAAGAAATTATTTCTTATGTTTTCTGACATAATCGAGCAAGATATCCGCGCATTCCTCGATTTCCTCGAGAGATGAGAAGAACAGCGTACCGTTTACCGGGTCAGACTTTGTTTTGACATCGACACAGAAAGAAACGGGACCGTCTTCCATATCCGGATCCGGTTCAAAAGCGAAGTAAGAAGTAACGTTTTCGCCCTCCATCGTCTCATACCTTGAGCCTTTTGACTTAGGCACAATATCTTCATGATTATTCATCGTTCCCTCCTTTCCGGTCTAAAGAGTCGTTGTAGTTCCGGAATATGTTCTGCAGATCTGAAGTATAACATATTGATTTAACATTCTTGATTCCGATTACTGCCACATAATCTGTTTCAAAAGATCGCGATCCCTCCGGACGAATATAGAACCCGCTGTGGTACTCAACGATGAACTTTTTAGTTTTAGGATAATCTTCGTTCAATTTATGAATGAACTGAGAGAGATATGTCTTGAAATCCTTGAAAGCTTCTTCCATCATAAGGATATTCTTGAACTTAGGAAGCAGCCCCTCCAGAATCTTTCCTTTCCCGGTCTTACAATACTTCCGGTAAGTTGTGACATGATCAACAAAATAAATGCTCATGATCTACCTCCTTTCTCGAATTTAGTCTGAGGATAGATGCCGGCGAGAGCTGCGAATGCAGCCAGAGACGCGATGATATCGGCATCTAAAATCGTAGCGACATAGCACACTATCGCGCTGATGGCGGCTAAGTGCAGACCAAAGTTAGACAAAAACTTTGAAAAAACCTCGGTAATCCGGAAGTTTATAGCCGTTCCGGCAGGCTTAAATGAAATCGCTTTCATACAATCTTGATTTGTTTTCGCTTACAGACAGAGAAACGGCTGTCATATCCCGTTCGCGAAAACAAATCAAGATTGTCACTCCCGAAGAGCAAAAATAATGATGGATATGACAGCCGTAGCTGAGTATGATTCCGGGCATAAAAAAAGCCCGCGATATGTCCGAGCATTAACCGAAGCTCAGCGGGATTGATAACCAATCTTGATTGTTTCGCATTGCAAATATAGTAAAAAATTTGCAAATGCGCAAAGAATATGCTACTTTCTTTTTATCAACATGCCGGAAAGTTCAATTATATCGGCATTGTTAACCTCGGGCATAGTTATTTTCAGATTAATGATACCATCTGCATTTTGTTCCTTAGCGACTTTATACACGGCATCTAACGCTGTGTAATCACTTGGAAGTTTCCAAGAATTTGAATGCCGCTTCTTTTCGAGTTCTCCGTATAACTCATCATATCCCCGTTTTTCCGGAACATTTTGACTTATTATTTCGGTATCAGACATGACACCTGCCGTTTGTCTGACAACAACAGAACCAACAGGAACATAGTCAAATGAAACCGTGTTAGACTCAGTAATGAAGAAGCCTGCATCAGAATATCTTTGATAGTCCGTATAATATACTTTTGAGGAAAATTTAGGAGTGCAAGAAACGGAAGATATACACAAAACGGAGAGTGTGAGAAGCTTTAAGAATTTCATATCATGTTATTTATTATAATTTTTCTTTTTAAAAACATCATTGTAGAACCAATCGTGCATATGATTCCTAAGGTTCTGCCTTGGGTTCTCGATGATATAATGCGGCAGGAACTTATGACCGACACGTTTGAATCTTGAAAGAGTGTCAAGCGGGATCAGGTAGAATTTCTCCGGAGAATCAGGTGCGCCACCTACACCCAGAGCGACAACAATCTTACGTTTGGAGCTGCGCTGAATAGATTCGTATCTTGAGAGCTGGTAATCCTCAAGCCTGAAGCCTTCGCGCTGAAGGCTTGCGCGGTATTTGCACTCGATCCAATAATCGAGCTGTCCGCGGTCAGATTTCTGCGACACTAAGAAATCAGGATTAAGCTCATTTTCCGCAAAAGCACCCTCGGGCGATGTCGTTCCCTGATTCCATTGTTTGAGGCGTATTCCGTTGGCTTTAAGAATATCGGCGACATGACCCTCGAAAAGGTTCCCTTTCTGTTTAGGGTCTGTTGTCTCTTCAACCTTTCCGGTCTCAACCTGTGCCTGAGGATTGTCCGGAGAGATATCCGCCGGTTCCGGCTTTTCCTTCTGTGTCGGTTCCGGTTCCGGGAACGGAGATTCATCTTTTGGGGCATCTCCGGCATGATTCAAAGAATCCATGTCGATGTTATAAACGAAAGGTTTTTGTGACGGTTTTTCAAACCTCACGACATTTTGAGCTTCCCTCTTCCGCTCTGCGATGGAGCGGAAGACACCCACCGCGAGCAACACGGAACCGACAACAATAAGAATTACATTCATTTTCATTACATAGTGAATTTTGCCACAAAGATAATAAAAATATTTTTAACAAAACATTAAAATAATACATAAAAAAATGGTCTAAATATTTGGTAATGTGGAAATTATTCACTATCTTTGTGTAACAAAAGGGGAAGATAAGAAAAGCCCGCCTTACTCCTCTTCACAGATTTTCAGCGGGCGACATTTAATCGTGCTACAAAAGTAGCGAAAATTATTCAAATATGAAAACTAACGTTATCACCATCAAGAACGCGAACGAAAAGACCATGCAGGATATAGAGAATCAGGCTTACCGATTAAGCGAGCGCAACTGGAGACGCCGCAATGTGTGGGAGTCTTCAGAGGCTTCAAAAGCGGCAAAAAATAGCCGGGATAAACTAATTGACAAAGCGTATCTAAATGCTGCTGCAAAGCATCTGACCGAAAAAGCCCGCGCAATCAACAGTTATTTGACCGTTCGCCCTTTGCATGATGCTTTTTGCGTGGTTCTTGAATACAATTCCCCCTCTGTAGTGCAGTCGTTGAAATTCGCTTCTCCGTTCTGTATTGAATCATTTCTGGATAAACCCGACCAAGTTCTGGCAATTCTCAATGCATGAAACAGACCCTGAAACCCATACCGGGGCAACATACCAAGCGAGACCGCAAACGGCATAGAATCAGAGTAAAAACACACATAACGGATTGAAATTGTAAGAAAAATTTGAAAATGTAAAGGCTTGAAATCGCAAAAGTGCGAAATTTCAAGCCTTTACAATGGGGTTTGGGGGAAATTCCCCCAAGATACCGTAAGGATACCCCCGCCCGCCCTGATTTGAGAACCGCCCGAGACTCCTCAGAATAGCGGAATATGCATGAAGTATGCAAAGAATATGCAAATAATAGATTCCCGTGCACATCTTCCAGTTCCAAACACTCAGCTATGGCGCCCCGCCATCGGGGGCGTGCGGTAACGAGCCTATCGCGACTGAATGTCGCGATAGGCTCGTTCATTTCGCGATGGACGGTAATATTCCTTACATTAGGCTCAAGTAATTTTAACCACTCTGCCGTATGGTTCCTGGGCGGGTGAGACACGGAGTGCGGGCATGTCCGGCTGCGAGTGTGCCGGTCCGAGGGCTGGAGGTTGTCGCGTTCCGGCATCCCGTTGCAGTTGGGAGCAGGAGCGAGGGAGGTAAGCCGGACGTGCGACCGTAGGGAGTGCATCAGGCGTCTGACCGAAGCTCCGCGAGCATCTGGACGGATCAGATGACGGCACGCATGCAACCGGAAGACAATGCAATGGACTCGCGGCTGTGACGATGGGAAAGCCCCGGTGAGGTACGAAGGCGGGGTTTTCCCTGAGGAGCGGGCAAGAGTCGAATGCATTGCGAACCCGAAGGACTGCGGTACCGAGGAGCCGGGCTGCCAAACACTTCTGATGGGTGGGAATGTGGTGCCGGAGGCGAGAGGGCGGGATAGACACTGTGTGCAGCCGGATGTCGTGTCGTCTGCTGTCCGAGGGCTGCTGTCAGTGCTGCAAGCCTCCCGTCTGCAAGTTGCGAGACTTGGCAGGGCACGCAGCGCGGCGAGTGCCCGTCGGCAAGTGAGCATCTGCAGACGGAACAGAGGCGCGGCGTGGCACTGGCGGCAGGCTCTGCAATGGAGACGAAGATGCGATGAGGGGAAAAGTATCGGCGACGCAGGAGCCGGACGTTCCCTGAAGAGCAGCGAGTCTCGAATGCGGAGCGTACCCGAAGGTAAACAGCAGGGACAAAGACAGCGGCAAACTCCTCTTTCAGGGCGGGACAAAAGACAGAAGGCGGGGGTAATCAATATCCCGGAGGCGACGGTAATGTCAACACTCCAAAGGCGAGGGTATTCAATGTGTGTGTGACAGGGCTCAAATCCCTGTCACGTCGTATACGAATATGTTGTAAATGTCGCCGTCGTATAGTCTTTGAGCCTCTTCGGCTGCGTAGACGGGATCCGTGGCATCTATGTAGAATGTCTCTTCCTCAAGGTCGAAGTTCTGGACTACAACCTGGTAATAATGCCATTTTGAACGCCTGGCTCGTACGGCTCTTTTTGCGGCGAGTTGTCTTTCCTGCTGGTCGAGTGCGAAGGTGAAGAGGTCTGTCTGGAATGTAGCTGTCATGATTGAAAAGTTTTGAAGTGAAACATGCGGGCTGTGCCCTGAATTTTTACATTGCTTAAAGAGGGCACAATAGCCGGAGGCGACGCAGGAGCCTCGCAGGTCATGCAAGGGCCGGCGTGAAAATACTCTTTTGCAGAAAGGAAGATTTTCATCTGCCGGTTCATATACCCTTGCGACCCGGCTGTGCCCTACCTTTGCGATGGAAAAATCAGGCTGCCGCGCATGTGCCGGAACTTTTAATGACAGCGGAATCCGGATGACCTCAAGCCGTGTCGATGCCATACATGAGAATGACCCGGCAATCTTCACAGACTACCGGGCCGGTAAGAACAATATAATTACCTGTAGTTACTTGTCGATGATCGAGAGGATAGAGAGGATAGAGGAGAGAGGGAGGGCGGTGTCGTGCCTATTGTCTGCGTATGCGTCTGAGGATGTATTGCAGCAGGACGCGGATTGCTACAAATGCCAGGACACAGCCGATGCCGAGACAAACTGCCTTCCTTAGCAAGGTGGTGCCGGAGCCGGCGTTTCTTTCGATTGTGACGGGTATTTCTTTGTAGAGGGTGTCTGTGCGCTGGATTATGACTGTGTCTGCAATCTGACGGATCCGTTCGCGCCATCGGGTGACTTCCTGCATGACGGTGTCTCCGGCTACGGAGACGGTGAGCGTAACGGTGTCGCGGCAAACGAGGGTGTCTGCGCGTGCGGCTATATGTTCGCGGTCTGAGGTGGATGCCGTGTGGCTTTCCAATGGCACGTATACGGTACGGGTGCATCCTGCAATTGACAGTAAAAACACGATGCAGCTCACGGCAGAAAGCATCGAAAGCCCGTATAGCTTTCCGCATGTGTTCAATTTCTTTTTCATAATTTCCCATAATTTTACCATTCTTCTTTGTGTACGTCGAAGCAGGGGCATGCTTTTGGTGCGAAGTCGCGGTGACCGAAGACGCGGTCTGCGGGGATGCCGTATTGTTTGCGAAGACGGGTGACGAAGGAGTGCAAGGCGACTTTCTGGGCGTCTGTGCGGGTGTCGGCGTATGATCTGCCGTCGGCGGTTTTTCCTCCTATGTAGCATATTCCGATGGAGATGTGGTTCATGCGCTGCTGTTTGCAGTGTGCGCCGATGTTTGCCAGGGGTCTTCCTGTCTCGATCTTGCCGTCGAGGGTTATGACGAAGTGATAGCCGATGTCGACGAAGCCGCGGGCTTTGTGCCAGCTGCGGATGTCTGCGGCGGTGACGTTCCGTCCCGCCGGGGTGTCGGAACAGTGTATTACGATTGAATCTATGTGTCTCATGAGCGGTCGGTGAATTTGTAGTGGTAGTCTATTCCGAAGAGTGCGCCTACGAATGTGAGGATTTCTCCGAAGGTGACGAGTATGGAGGTGTGGATCTCGCCTTGAGGCGGGGAGAAGAATGCGCAGATGAGCAGGGCGCATCCGAGTGCTGTAAGGAATACGGCGCAGGTGAGCTGCACTGTCATCTTGTGGGTCTGTTTTTTTGATTTTGCCATTTTAAGTAATTTTAATACAGTGATATTTTGCAGGTTGAAAAGAAAAAACTACTTTTGTGTCAGGAATGCCTATCCTTGCCGAAAGTAAACTCAATCGAGAATTCAGCTAAGGAGTGGCATTCTTTTTTTATAGTATCCTGAACTTGTTTCCTGCCTTGTGGCAGAATGAGAATACAGTCCAGGGACCTGTGCTTCCCCGTGTTGTCCGGAAACGTATCCGGAACACTCCTATGCGGTGACCATGCAGTTTCTTTTGTCTCACCCATTTTGTCTTGTGTATGCTGCTGCCGTCCGCAAGGTCTCTTTTTATTCTGGTCTTTCTCTGAAGCTCGTATCCGTATATCCATCCAGCTTGTTCTCTGGCTGTCAGAATCAGTTCTTCAAGGGTGGTGATATCTTTGAGTTTACCGATTTTCAGCTCCGGGGCAGGTAGTGACGGTTCGGATGCGCGTATTCCGTTGACTGCGTGGATTGTGCCGTCCGCATGTTTTACAATGTAGTTAAGGTCACATCCGGTATAATTCCTCGGATTTGCCACGCAAAGCCTGAAGCTTTGCACAAATTCTCCGTAGGTATTCCGAGTAAAGCTTGCTGTAAGAATCTTTTTCTCTGTATCGTATACCACCGAATGAACGAGTTCCAAAAAAGAGTTGACCACAAGGTCGCCAGGCTGGAGCGGAAGGTCGGTGATCTCGGCACGTGCCGGCGGGACATGGACACGTCCTGTTATTCCGGGGAATATCTCCGGATCTATTTTGCTCAGGTCCCATGATGCCGTGAAATCTTCTTTCCCGAGGTTTATTCTGCCGGGGAACGTGAGCTTTATGTACCCGTTGTTGCGGTAGTATACGCCGGGTTTCGCTCCGAGCGGGAATGTCCCTCGCTGGAGGAATGGCGTAGATTGAAGAGTCCGTGTCTGCGTTCCGGATCCGCTGCCGGCGGCGTGAATGTCGGTGAGCGTGATTTCGGAGTCGCCGTTTTCCGGCATGGCATCAATGGAGAAACTCCATACCGTGCCTTCGTATTCGAACAGGGCGTTGCCTGTTATCTGCCAGTATGATTGTTCGTCTTCGCGGAATCTTGAGAAGAATGCGGGGAACCGTCCTATGACGGTATCTCCGGAGTGCAGGAAAACGGGTGCGACGTATTCGTTGCATCCTATCCCGTCCATGTTGTCTATGACATAAAACATCTCCGCGATGTCGAAAGCTCTGTCGAGCCAGATTTCGGGACCGCTTCCGGCATCTATGAATTTTTCGTTGTCTATGTTGATGTCAATATATTTGTTTGACGCCCCCATGAATTTCATGAGTACCGGAAGGTCTTTCTCTGTGATCCGGTTGAATTCCTGTGAGAACGTGACCGGATCGAATGAGAAGTCGGAGGAAACGGGGATGTCTATCTGTCTGAGAGGTGTGGAGTCGTACAGTATCTTTCCGTCCTCGCGGAACAGGAAGTTTACGCGCATCATGTAAAACCGCAGGTTTGATGCGGTGCAGTCTGAGGCGACTGCCTCGATCTGAATGCGGTTGTCACCGGCTGAAGGTGAATACAGTCTGTATGTCGAGATGTTGAGCCGGATGTCGTTCCCTTTGGCGTTTGTGGATATTATCGTTCCGGCGATGCTTCCTCCGGCTGCGATGACGGATTTTGCTTCGGACACTTTTTCCCGGTCGGCATCCGATGAGAGTTCGATTCCGCTCAGTGCCGGAGAGATGTGCATGTTTCCGAAATTGCATACGAGTCTTGAAGATGCGAATTCGGTGATCTGCCGCAGTGCTTCCGCGGCGGCACCGGCGGCATTTTGGGCGTCGGTCACGGCTTGCTGACGTTCTGCGGCGTCTTCATCGACGATGTCGATGATGCGTTTGTATATAGCGGCAAGCTGTGCCGGGGTGATGGCGTTTTGCCGTGATTCGTTGAGCAGTGCCTTTATAAGTTCGCGTGTCAGTTCGACTTTTGTATTCTGTGGCATATCGGGATGTTTGAAGTTTGACGCAAATGTATGATTTGCGTCCGTGGTTAAAAAAGACGTGAATCATGTGTCAGATACGGTTGCCGATGCTCTGAGGTCGCGGTCGGAGAGTGCGTTCGAAACTATGCCTATGTATTGCTGTGAGAGGGATTCGCCGAGGAAGTCGCGCAGGTTCATGACGGAGCCGTAGTATTTTTTATCAAACCACCGGCGTGCCTTGCGGACTTTCGCTCTTCCGATGTCTCCGGGATTTCCGCGCGGCGTCTCCTTGCCTGTCCCGTAGTTCTGGAATATACCGTAGGTCACGAATTGCTGCTCAAGCTGAAATTCGTTCGCATCCTTTCCGATGTCTGTCTTTGTCCCAAGCAGGGATTTGTACAGCAGACCGGAGTCTACTACTTTTAACAGGGAGATCCGTTCGCGCCATATCCTCACCATGGTGTCGTTGAATGCGGAAACGAATTTCCGGCGAGCTTCGACAGATGTTTTTTCTAAGTTTTCCATTCGACGGTGTTATATCGCATGTCAGTGTCGACATCTACTGTTATCTGGAAGAAGGCGCACGCCTGACCGGTGCAGAAGTAGCGGTCCATTTCAGAGAAGCCGATGCGCGGGTCTATGTTGATCATTTTCTGTTCGAGTCTTGTCTTCTCACGGATAAGTACCGACATGAACTGTCTGAAGATCTCGTGTATGATGGAGAAGCATGCCGCGCGTGCCGCCATGTCGCCGGGTGCGTGTCTCATTGCCATGTATACTGCCTTGACCATGCGCCGGTGTGGTGTGTTGGCGATGCTTGAGTATCCTTCGGAGGTGTCATCGACAGCTATGATGTTGGGATGCCCCGACGCCTGGCTTATGGCATCGAGGAATCCCTGCAGACCGGATACGCTGGCGAATCCGAAATTGAGGTCGCAGGCGAGCCGGTTTCTTTCCGAGAGAGACCGGAAGAAATCGGTTGCAGACCATGTTCCGTCGTGTGTCATTTTGTCTTTGCCTTTAGTTCCTGATATTCGCGAGCCTGCGAGTCGAGTTCGACAAGCGCCCTCCAGCATGGCATGGAGAGGATTTCTTCCTCTCTGGAGATGTCTCCTTTTGTGAGGGCGCGTATCTGTGCGTTCATCGCATCCTCTATCTGTTTATGGGATGGTAGAGTTCCGGAACCTGCGAGTGAGTTTGAATCTGCCGGAGAAAAGAAATGGGGGAATTTCTTTACGAAGAAGTCTTTGACCGAGGCTATCCAGTGGAATACGGCGGCAAGTTCCCATTCGCGGAACGGGCGGTGCGGAGACGGCACAAGCATGTCGGCGATTCTGCGGATGAGTCCGAGGTCATAAGTCTGAAGATACCCTTGGTAGAGGTTGTCTACTGCGATGTATGTTTTGAAGTCGACATCGGAGAAGTCTGCATCCGTCGGTCTGCGCCATGCGATCCGGTCGGGTCGCCATGGGCGTGCCGGGGGGAAGAGCGTCCAGTCGAGATGACGAATCGCTCCGGCGATCTGCGCGGCATCGATGCGGAAGATTGACCTACCTAGTTTGATCAGGAAGTCACCGGATTCGTAATCTTTTGTTATGACGTGGAGTCCGGCGAATCTGAGAAATGCGAAAGTCTTGAATTCGACTGAATTCAGTTCGGGGTTCTTTGCCAGAGTCCTGAACATCCAGCGTGATTGCGCTGCCGTGAGTTCGGAATATGATTTGGGGACGAATATTTTCATATGCATAAAAGATAAAAACGGTTTTCAGAAAAAGTATCCTCCGGATTTTTTATTGTTCCGGAATACGGGAGGGTCAAACAGTCGCGCAGTGGCGGATGAGTGCCACACAGCGAATGCGTCCGGATCTGAGCGTATAATTTGTACGATATGTCTCATTTTGTCCGGATCCAGGGAAGATTCCGGTTCACGTAGTGATTCGGCGATTGCCGACCGAAGAACATACAGCAGGGATGAGTATTCCGTGATATACAAATCCGGATAGTCTTCGCTTCTCAGCACCTCCAGAAGTTCGGGAGAAATATAATGTTCCGCGATATGGTTTTCGCGTGCCTTTATTTTGCTGACAAGATGAAAGACAAGAGCGGTATCGTATGATGTGTGAAAAAATTCTATGATCTGCCCGAGGCACTGGAAAACTGTTCCGAGCCAGAAGTTTATTGCCGGGTATGATTTTTTCCATTCCTTTCTGATTTCATTGAAAGGGTTTTCTTCATAAGGAAGAAGCTCATAAGCGGTAATTGTGTTGACAAGATTGTCTGCTGAAAGTATCGTCTGACGGTCGAGGGCGTTACGGAATTCTTTGGAACGTTCGGCGGAAGCCGGTGCCATGGAGTCTGTGTTGACAACGGCGAGACCGTTGGGATGCATTGTGACATCGAGCAACGGAGCGGCAAGGAACAGTGCCCTTGATGCGGTGATGCCATCGTGCATGGCGGTCAGTTCCGGGAAACCCTCAAGGATGCTCCTCGGCGAGACGTGTGTGTCTGTCCATGCCGAGGCGATGTCGACGGAGGGGGAGATCCGGTCGATGAGTTTTGTCTCGTTATATCCGGTGGCGATGAAGTTAGGCAACTGCCGGAGTAAAATTTCGTCTGTCATGATTTTTCTGTCAGGAGAAGGATTTGTTGAAAATATCGTTGAATATCCGGAAGCCGGATCTGGTAAGCCTGATGACACCGTAGGATCCGGAGATTGAAAGGGTTAGCTTCAGCTGCTGCATTTCATCGCCTGAGGAACAGATGGATGCGTTTGATGATGTTATGACGGCATCGTGAACGTATGCCGTCCTTCCGGACAGCAGCACTGTCCTGACCTGAGGCGACGTTCCGAGAAAAAGGTATTGCGACAGGGATTCGGCATCCATCGGTTCAGAGGTAATCTCGACGGAGGAATCCGCCGTGAGATCGTAGCCTGCCGGCATGCCTCCTACATAGGCTGTCTCCGCTTTCTTTTCGTCCTTGATTTGCCATGAACCGAAAACCGGAACCACACATTCAAGATTGAAGGAGTTGCGGCAATATATCAAGGCTGCCGGAATTATGCGTGAGATAAAGAAGTCAAAAGTCCTGTCTCCGGCGCGGACACGAATCATTGTCGGGATGAATTCCGATGAGGCATGAAAGGAATCGACGGCTTGCCGCATTATATCCCTGACATCGATTACGATAGTGTTGAACCCCTGTCTTACCGTGAGATCCGCCGGGATCGAGAAAGATCCTGAATCGCTGTAAATCTCGAAAAAGCAGGATCCGGTTTCCGGCACCGGCACCGGCTCGAAGAACGTGAGGGTTCCCGAATACGATTCCGGAACATCAAGTGAGTCAAAATCCGACAGGAAGGATTGCCGCAGAACAGAGTCCGCAGGTTCAAGGAATCTTGCGGATGAGAAGATTACCGATGCGTTCCTGGTTCCTATAAGAACTTGGTCAGGATCGTACCAGCATATTTTTACATCCGCATATGCAAGGTTGTGACACTTCATGTGCGTATGTATGATGTCGGCAATGTCAATTGCCCGGCAGGCGTTGCGTTCCGAAGTGCGGTAAGAAGCTTTGAAAATTACTTCCCCGAGTGTTTCCAGCGAGATAAGGAACGAGTCGTATGAATACGAATCTTCGAAATCCAAGTAAACTTCAGGGACGGAAGAAGAGAAATACAACCCTCCGTCTGATAGATAATTGTTGGTCATATGTAAGATAATTAACACACAAATGTATAAATAATTACACAAAACTCCAAATATGTGTGTCAATCAGTAAATTCCGCCTGAGAAGAAGAAGCCGGTGCCGGAGGAGCGCGGGAAGCGTTCACAGCCGATATAGAGGTTGTCGAACGCATCGGTGCCGTCTGTCCGGAGTTCGAGACGGTTTTCTTCAGTCTCCTTGAGTTTTTCGCCGGATTTGTTTTTCCGGAAACCGTTCCGTCCCCGTTCGACTTCGGCGGTCTGGATTGCGAGAATCAGGTCGTCGTTGTTCTGACGGTTGAAGAATGGCTCGAGGCGGTTCCGACCGGCGAAACCCTCGTTGATGAGAAGATATTTCTCATGGTGCTTCATGGGTGCTCCGAGGTATATGGAATCGACCGACCATCCTCTTTTTTCGAAAGATGAAACGACGACTTTGTGAAAGTCAAGGTCATTGACCGCGTAGTTTGATCCGAGGGCGGTTGCGTCATAATAAAAGATTATTCTTTTATTGCGGTGGAAGATGTAGTAGTCGCAGAAATCGGCGACGAGTTCCGTGATCTTGCGTTCGTATTTTACGTAGAAGGATTTGATGACGTTGAGTCTGCGGTTTTCCCTGTCCGGTTGACCAGCCACGATCCAGTTTATGTTTGCGTTGAAGTCCATCCCGATGCATATCGCCGCGTTCGGGTCAACGTCTGCGTCGGATCTTGAGTCCATGTCTGCCGAGAAGTCGTTCTGATAGAAACGTTCCTCGAGGTAGTCGTAATCGGAGGCATCGTATTTGTGTTTCTCTCTCATCGAGGAGTAGAAGCCATCCTTTGCAATTCCGAGGCGACGGCAGAGTATGGATGTCTGGAATGTTTTCGGAGTAAGATCCCGTTTCATTTTGCGTATGTAGTCTTCGCCCAAAAGAGCGATGTTTTCAATGGATGAGTATTCTTTGTAATAAGTCGCCTGAGAGCGCAGCCGGTTGAGGTCCCGGTCGAGGCGGCGCAGGTATCCTTTCAGGTATGCTGGCGGCTCGACTCCTTTCTTTCTCATGCCGATGATGCGTGAGCGTATTTTCCAGTATTCGTATATCGCCCCTTCGATGACTCCGATAAGTTTCGGATCCATCTGTTCGCGGTATCTGAGGAACCAGGAACCTTTCTGTGTCTGCGGCATGTCCGAGAGCACCATCATCGAGTTCCAGCAAGACTTGTGTCCGAAGTCTGCCTTGATACCTCCCAGTGCGGGGAATGTCTCGCCTTTTAGTTTTTCGTAATCGATGAACCTTGCTTCATCGATGAGGAGCCATGAGAGAGTAAGGGAGTTTGCCGAGTAAGCGCGATCCTGAGACAGGATGTATGCGAAAGATCCGTTGCAGTAGTGGATGAGGTGTTCGTTCTCGCGAGGTTTTATAATCGGGTCTTTGAAGAATTTAGGAGGTTTGCGACCTACGACATAGTGGATGCCTTCACGGTATCCCCACCGTTCCCATGCGGCGAGCATTCCGGGGATGGTGTTTGTCAGACCGTGTTTGAAAGTAGGCACTACTATTCCGCCTCCGGAACCGGGCATGCGCTGCATGTTGCGCAATGAGAATGGGGAGGCGATGGAGTCTGTCTTTCCTGTGCGGCGTCCGGCAACTATGACAGATGTGCGTGCGGCTATGAGCTGCACGCGTCGCTGAACATCGTTGAAGTATATGCGGTTTTCCATGTCTATGCGTCAACTGGGTCAAGTGTGTCCGGATTTTCCGGAAGCGGACCGAAAAGGTTGTTCTCGTCCAGGTCCGCGTCTTCAGCCTCGATATCTTCTATGTCAGGAATTTCCTTGATATATTTTTCGGTAAGCTCGCGGATACGTTCCCGGATGTTCGGAATCTGTCTGATTCCGAGAACGGAGGGATCATCGGTCGGTACAAACGGCTGCGGGATGATCTGGTCAACCGGGATGTCGGATTCATCCTCTTTGTCGATGTTGAGGTATCTGGCGTAGTTTGCGGCAGCCTGAGCCATTGATCTTGCGTCCTTGCGAGCTTCGGCGATCTCGAATGTGCGCAAAGTCATCTGGCGGAAGCGCCATCTGTCGAATTCTTTCGATGAAGAGCTCAGATGAGGCAGCAGCGCCTTAACTATCGACAGGTCCGAGTATGCGGTAGGTCTCGATATGCCGAAGCGTGAGACGCATTCGGAAACAAATACCGCGTCTTTTGCAGCGGGGTTAGAAAGAAACCACTGGTGCATTTCTCGGACGCGTTCGATTTTTCTTGCGAGAGCGTCGGGATATTTTCTATACAGTTGTTCGGAATCTGTATAGAGGTCGTTGCGGCATGCTTCGAGTCCGGAGTCGTACATTTGTAAGTTGTTATGAGGTGTCAGATGTAAACTTCGATGTCATTGATTTCATAAATAAACACATCGCGGATCCTGCGTATGTTCGGCGGTCTGTCATCGAAAAGGCATTTAATATTCCGTGTACCTGTGAGGTAGTCGTATCTTAGAGACACGGCACGGTCGATGTGCCGTATCTCTCCGGCAGCTGTAAGGAAGGAAACGGAAAATTCGTTTTCTTCCATTATGCGCCGTGCCGTGGAGATGTGTATCGCATCCATATGTGTAGGGATCATGAGCCGGGGTTAAGCCTGGCGTCCGAGTGCTGGTCAAGTGTTGTCAACTGTATGAACGGGCATACCGGCTTTGCGCCTTTCCAACCGTTGAACGCTATGATAAGCCGGTGAGGCTTGAAGAGCATGTCGCGGTATGGTTTCTGAGCCGCCTGAGCGATGGTGTGAAGTTCCCGTTTGTCGGATCCGGAGTTGTTTGACTGGGATTTGCCTGGTACGGAGCCGACAAGATTGCTGTGCACGCGCATCGTAAAGCATATCATGTTCACGGCTTCCTGTATGTCTGTAGACCAGTCGCCGCCTTCTTTGGAGTCGTCGATCTTGTGTATGACGACATCGTGGTTTTCCCTGCCGTCGGGTGTGACGTAGTATTGAGAGAACCAGACTTTGCCGGAGTTCTCGGCTGTTGTCAGGAAGTCGATGATGTTCTGTTTTTCTTCGACAACGCGTTCTTTGCGTTTCTCAAGGTCTGTTATTCCTTCCGCCTGAAAGAGCCTTTCCCAGTATGACGCCGAAATCTCTATATGGTATTTTATGGGCGCCGAGTTCCCGATCTTGGCTTCCTTGGCGATTCCGATGAGCTGCTTGATGTTGTACCATTTTCCTTTGAACAGAGCGGCGTAATATGGAATCGGATAATATGTGTTGTCTACGGTGGGTATTCGTGAGACGACGGCGAATCTGGAGTCTTTCGAGCCTGCCGCGATGCGTGCCCTGAGGTCTGCGAGAGGCGCGCGCCTGTCGAGCAGCGGTATGGTCTCGATGTCTTCTTCAGTGAGACCTGGAAGCCTCCAGTTCGCATAATATACGTATGGGATGCAGCCGTTTCTGTCGGCGACAGAGAAGCGGCAGTAGCATGCCTCGCGTCTTGCGACAGAAGCGATTGATTTCCTGTCTTTGGAGAGAATGACGACCGAGACCGCGAAGCCGAACATCTTGAAGTCCTGGGACTGTCCGAAGAATAGTTCGGGAAGGTCGTTAGTTTCGCAGAAGTCTTCGATGCGCTGCTTCATATTGAGGTCGCATGCCATAGTGTCGTATTGCAGACCGGCGCCGTAGCATACTTCCGAGTTGAAGATATTGCAGGTCGCCAGAGTCTCGTCTTTTTCAAAGAGTTCCATGATGTCGTACGGCATCATGTCATCGCCGCCCCACGGGATGTATTCGATGTTGTCTGAAATGTGGCGCGGAGATATTTCGCGTTGTTCGCGAAATACCTTCGATGAGTCTGTAATAAATGCTGCGTTGGCTTTGGCAAGCGGGATGTATTCTACAGAGTTGAGCATAGCGTGAGTCGGGTTTAAAGTTTGTCATTCGTCATCTTCCATGTCGAGAAGGTTCTTTCGTGTGTTGTCGAGAGCGAGGGGCGATCCTATGCGGGCGAGCTTCATCTCCTGTGTCCTGAGCTGTACTTTGGAGAGTACTTTTCCGCGGTGGTATGCTTTATATGCGGGGCTGGTTTTGTCGCGTATGTCCTCGCGGAGAGTTTCCGGCGGGACATCGAGGATTACCGCCATGTCTGAGACAGGGAGGTATATCTGTGCCCATTCCTCAATTTTCTTCAATTCTTGATCCGAGTATCTCATCGAGCGGTACTGAGTGATATTCCGAGATATTCCGGAACTCTTCAAGGAGGTCTGAGAATATCTGCGGTGATGTTGTTATAAGAGTCGATTCAAAGCGGTTGCCTCGTGTGAGGTTCTGGGAGGTGACAACAGAAACGCGCCTGCCATCGCGAGCTTCGACAAGGAGGATTTTTGAATGGTTGTCTGTCATGAAGGCGGACTCGTATACCTGCGATATGAACATCCAGAGCTTTACAGTCTTGTTGGATGCCTTGTGGTCGATTATGAGCGATGCGTTGCGAATCAGTCCGTTTCGGCGGATGAAGTAGAGCCGGCGCAAAAATTCTTCCGAGACAGAGAATGTGGTCTGGTATATGTCGGATACGCCGACCTGGGCGAGAATCCAGTCGAGGATGTCGGCTACCTGCAGTCTGTTTGTAAGCAGGACCTGAGACTGGCATTGCGCGAGAGGGCGTATCAGTCCTGATATGTCATCACCGCGTTTCATTCTTTTCCGTAATCGTCATATTTCTTCCAGTTCAGGCGGTATTCCGTATCCTGTTTTTTCAGGAGCGCGCAAAGGTCTTTCAGATCTTGCGGCGCGCAGTCTTTCCTGGATTTCAGCAGATTCCGGATCTGAAGGTGGAGCTGCTGCATGGAGTGCCTGAGTTCAAGGTTTTTCCGATACAGCGACTGTATTTCTTCGGGCAGTGTGTCATGGTCGGCGCGTCTGCCGGCTTTGAAGGCTGCTGCCGTGTTTCCGGATTTATGGCTGAATTTTTCCGAAAGAAGGTCTTTCGCCTCTTTGCGGATCTTTTCCTTGTCTTCTTCGGACGGTCGGTTCACGCGTAGTTCGTAATGCCGTCTGAGTTCCGATTCAATAAGTCCGGCGTTGCGTCCGAGATTGCGCATGATGTTGTTGTGCCGGATCTTGTTTCCGTCAAGCTGAAGAAGGATTGTCGCGCCATGGGCGAGGTTCCTGTCTTCAGGCGCGGCATCGAGCCATGCCTTGATTACTGCGTTGAAGTTGTATTTTATCATATCTTGTTGTGTACTGCGGCAAAATATATGCAGTTGAAGTTTTTTGTATCCAGCAGTTTTTTCATCGAGAACAGAGTCTGTCCGGATGTCACGAAGTCATCGAACACAATGAGATTCCTGTGTGACGGGATGTTGTTGAATTCAAAAACGGCGTTTACCCTGAGATGCGATCTGGCGACGGCTACGTCTTCATAGAAGGGGATGCCGAGCAGTTTCCCGATGTATTCGGCGCAGAGAGATGCGAAGTTGTTGACTTTGTGTCTGCGCTTGGGTGTCGTAATGATTGCGAAAGTCTCCGGGTCGAGTCGGGAACCCATGACGGAAGAAATGAATTCCGCCATCTTGTGTGCGACAAACGGGATCATCTTCGGGTCTTCCTTGATCTCGAGGAGAGTCCGTCCGTGCTGAGACTTGCGCCATAGCGTGAGCGTCCTGAAACCTCCGTTGCGCAGTGCGATGTGCGCTTTGCCGTCGGCAAAGTCGCATCGTGCTGCATCTGACTGACAGGCGAGCCACGGTTTGCGGGCGCGTCTGGCAAAGATGTCGAGTCTGTCTGGATTCAGATCTGGAACGGAGAAGTCGCGGATGTCTCGCGGGGAGAAATCCCCGGAGACATCAAGCGACATCAGGCATTCACGCGGCTGGCTCCGGCTGTTCATCGTCAGTGATGTTAATCTCGCCTTCTTCAGTAAGGATCACACCGTTGAAGAATGGCGCCGACACGAGGTTCGAGGCTTCGACCGCAATAGTGGTGGATGTCGACCCTGTCACTCCCTGACCGAGGTCCTGGGCTACTGTATTCTTTGACTCGAAGTCCGGGTTTCCGACGAGTCTCCATCTGCCTTTTTTGTCTTGAAACAGGAAGAAGCACCGCGTGTTGTTGATGTAGACGCAGGCGTTTGTCGCTTCGGGACCCACGCCCGGGTGAACCATGGTCAGCTTATCGAGCTGTGTCTGGTTGGGGTAATCGCCTTGCGGATCGGACTGGAACTGGGACTTCTCCGGAAGGAAATGGATATATTTGAAAGTCTTGTCCGCTGCGAGAACGAACTGCCCGGTGAGGACAGACGAGGTCGGACGACCATCTTCGTCAACGGGTATCTTCGGGTGATTAAGACAGTCTGCCATCGATATGTAATATGCGCAGCGGCGTATGCCGGCGGGTTCGGGAGTTCCCTCACACCAGCCTATGGACTCCTGGAGTCCCATGCATTTTTTCTTCGACATAGTGTAAAAAATTAAATTGTCAGCATAGTTGAGTGTTGTCTAAGGCTCCACCTCTCCGTCCTGGGACGTGGACTTGAGCTTGACAGCAAAGAAGAATGATTTGTGAACAGTGCGGAACTGGAATCCGAGGAACATGCGCATCATGAATGTGAGCGTGTCCGGCTGATAATCCTTGACGCGTACGTTTTCCTCGTCCGACTCCTGGTCTACTCCGACGAGTAGATTTTCCTCGACGGATATGTGTATGAATTCGGAGTCGCGTTTTCCAGTCTGAGGGCAGATGATGAGGTTTCCGTTTGAACCTTCCACGACGGTCTGTTCGAATTTGCCGTTATATGATATCCCTTTGCTGTTGTTTTTGTATGAGGTGTTGTATGCGTCCGAGATTGCCTTAGAACAGTAGAGGTAACATTTCTTTTCACGGAGAGTGTCATCGAGCAGGGATACAAGTCCTGTGATGACTTCGTAGGCATTCTCCTTTGTGATGGGTTCGTCGAGCTCGAAGTAGTTGCCGTTCTGAAGCGAGACTTCCCCGGATTCGATGTCTTTCTTCGTGATGGTGTCAAATCCGTCCGCGATATCCATTGTAGTGTTGCCTTTGGGATTGCGCACGCCACGCCAGACGGCGAAAGGCGCGTTTCTGAGCACTCCTTTGGCGATGAGCGCGAGAACTTCTTTTGCCGTAGGTGTGTTTGCGAGTTCTCCGTCCATCGCTTTGTTTGCCTGATGATCAAGCAGTGTGTTCATCGCCTCGTTGGGATCGAAGTCGGCATTGACGGAGCTGAAGTATGTGGTCAGCGGTCTGAGGTTGAGGTCGAGATTCACATCCGATTTACGGTTTTTGACGTATGGTGCCATTTCTGCGCCGGAGACGTCTTCGGCACCGACAAGAACAGTTCCCCGGATTCCACGGCGGACTGTCATGTGTTTTGTGGACTGGCGAAGGGTGATTACGGGAATCTTGAGAAGTTCTTTCTCGGCTGTGATCGCTGCGTTCTGGTAATCTTCCGTGTTGTATTTAAGTTTGCCCATGAAATGATAAGTAAGTTAAGTTAAGTTAAGTAATGGGATAAATCTGTAAGTCAGTGGCATTGATGCCCGTCAGGGAAGCGATTTGAACAAGTCAACAGCTTTCTTCATGTCCGCTACATAGTCTGACTGTGGAGAATTGTCCGCCTTTGTAGACTCGACCACCGATTTATGATTGTCGGCGGGTTCTTTTTCAAGAGCTGCGATGCGGTCTTTAAGTCTTTTGATCTCGGCATCCTTTGCTGCGATCACATCTTTGGATGTGTCTTCGGCAACAGGCTGAGTAGTTTCTGTTCCGGTGCCGTCGTTTTTCTGATTCATGACTGTTGAGTTATTAGATGGTTTGACATTTTTATGTGCGTTTTTAGTTCTGCTCCTTGTGCCGAACTTTGAAAGAATGCGGTTTGCGAAAGATGATTCCGTCTGTTTGCGCTGGAGTGCAGCGGGAACAGGAATCCCGTTCTGAGCAAAGGCGAGTGCCGTCACATCGTCAAGAACCGGTTCGGGATCTTCGTCGAAATCTGTGATTTCATCGATGAATCCCCATGCGAGTGCTTCTTCTGCTGTGAGCCATGTGTCTTTTGCCATAAGAGCATGAAGCTCTTCAACCGATTTTTTGCATCGTCTGGCGTATGCGGCGGCGATGGAGATGTCGAATTTCTCGAGGTCTGCCTTGGTCTTCTGGAGTTCCTGACATTTCGCTTCAATCTGTTCGGCATTGAGATTGTCGAATGAGCAGATGTATGCAGAGCAGCGGTGCACGAGATAATGAGCCTGAGAGTCCATCGTGATTACCTTCGCGCCGAGTGATGCGATGGTAGCGGCTGACGCATTCATGGATACGAAGTGTACATGAACGTCGCCATGGTTCTTGAATGCGGCTGAGATCGAGAGTGCTGATGCAAGCTGTCCGCCGGTTGAGTCAATGAGGACATCCACCTTGCGGTCAGCGAATTTATCGAGAATGTAATCGACGTAGTCTGAGTCGAAATCCCAGTAACCTACGAAACCTTTGAGTCGGAGATCGTAATTTTTAACCATAAGAAAAGTGAGTTATACATTGCAAAGGTAAGAAGGTGTGAATGTCACGGGAAAGACGTAAAGAATGGGTTGTGAGCTGATAAATGCGCAGACCGCCGCCTCACGGCGACGGTCTGCATAGCAATCTGAATACTACAAATAAACAATCTATAATCAAAAACGAGTAGGAAATTATTTTTATCGAATAGGCAGTCTGTTGTCATCGTCCATCCAGATGACAACAGGCGCTGGTCTGCCTGCCCATGTGACTGTATATGTGGTCGCGCGCCGGTCAGCGGCGGAACCGCCGGTCGATTCACTGACGGCAACCATGGGGAAGGGGGCTTCGAGAGCCCCTACGATTCGTCTGTGCCCTGATCTGTCCTGTGCGATGAAGGCGATGTCATGGAGCGGAATGTCATCGGAGGATGAGAAGGTGAGGGTCGAGGTTTCTTTGCCGTCTTTGGATCTGGAGAATTCGAGTTTCGAATCTCCGAAGAAATCAATGTCAGCAGATTCTACAGATACGGTGGGAATCATTCCTGCCTGAGCCATCCGGCGAATGTGGCGTGGAAGATCCGAGCATTTTACGTATGCGATTCTTGCGAGCCCTGGAATTAAGAAATTGACAGTATCAATCATAGGCGTTACATCCGTTACAATGGTTACATGCGTTACATTATAAAAAAGAGGGGGTTGAAATCAATCTCTTTTTTTTGAGTTTTTACGAAAGTTTCTGACTCTGACTTTTGACAGTGTCCTTGATCTTAGTCTTTGCAGCCGTTTTGCAACAGCATTGAAATTTTTTTCTGTCGGATCTATGCCGTGAGATTCCATCCATGTATATATCAGATCTTCTTTAGGAATGCCGAAGTTGTATATTGAATGCAGGTCGTACCAGATCTGTTCATCAAACCGCATCCTGAGTATGGATAGAAACATTTTCCGTCCTGTCTCGGTAATGGAGTTGTAGTCTTTGGGATTTTTGAACCTGAAGCATGGGATGAAAACGACAAGAGGAGTTCCGGCTATCTCTGGAGAGCTTATGTTTTCGGATTTTGATCTGAGGGCGAATTGAAGACAATTTGATTCTGGTGTATTTTTCTTAAGCCTTACAGGGCTTGATCCTCCGTTGATATGGATAAACCATTGCCGGAGGTAGTCTTCGCATTGAAAGGAAAGAGTGATATCAGACATATAAGATGTGGATGAATAAGTAAATGAAAAAGCATTAAATCAACACAAAGGTATAAAAAATAACGAAAAATCACAAGTAAAATATTAAATAGCAAACAATTAAAGTGAGATTAAAAGGGGGTTGAATATGGATTTTCACAAACATAAATGTGATAAAAATGATTCATGTATGTTTGTTGCTGAGACGAGATGCAGTTGCACTTTTGCACTGATGGTGTGTAAATAACAATAAATCAACAGAATAACTCAGTGCAGCGGTTTGCACTGAGTTGCACTTTGCAGTGCAGACAGTGCAACCGTGCAAAAGTGCAGAGGCAGTGCAAGTGCAAAAATTGAGTTTGCACTGACTAAACAACTGATTTACAATTGTAAACAAATGAAAGTGCAAAAGTGCAGCCAAATTCCATAACGCAAGATAGAAAAGAAACTATAAATAATATATATATAAAGATGCAAACTTGCTGCACTATAAGTTTGTGTCTGTATGTAATTGATATCCGGAGATTTCCTCCCGCCCCCCTCCCTGAAAAATGATGATGGGATTTGAACGGATGTGCTTCCTGCGCGGAAGAGCAACAGTGCTGCCCAATGGAATACCATATGGAGGGGTGCGGGGAGGTCTTGAATGGGTATGTATTGATACACAGATAGTTAAAAATTTATAAATCCGTCTTGAAATGTTGCAGGCTCAAGACGGATTTATTAAATTTGTGAATTAAATTGCGGGTATTTCACGCGTGATTTACGCGTAAGAATGTATATAAAGATACCTTTGTCATACAGCTAAAAATACCTTCCAACAATGTGAATAAGGTGAAATTTATACCATAAATGAGTCACAAGTATTGTCGTGACTTGCGTTATATAGGTATATGAAGAAAAGTGCTAAAATCTAATATCAAAAGAGACTACAGCATCGCTAAGTCCTAAAAGGTAAGAATACAAAGAAGAAGCAGTTAAATCACTCTTTATCATGCGGGGACCCAAGTTGGAAGAGTCGTCGCAAAAAGGGGCAGCGCAAATACGAGAATAAATTGGTTTTATATCGGCAGTATCGAAAGAGGTGTGAGAATAAGCAAGAATGCAATATCTATTCTTCTTGATAACATCAGGAACAATAGTAAAAGAATGGCGTAGCAACTTAGTGATGTTAAAAAACTCAACAAGATAGATCGAATCATTAATTAAATGATCATCTGAAATATTTTCAATATTTTTCATAATGTTAAAGATTTAATAAATAATTGATGATTATGTCATACAGCTAAAAAATACCATTGTCACGCTGCATGTCTGCCGCTAATCATCGAAAAGGGATTTGTTCCTGAGTTTGGAAATTGCTACGTCAACCGCGAATTTCATGTCTTCCGGCAAATGGGGGCCGCAGTAGCGGATGTGGGCGAGTGCGTACAGTTCCGCGTCTTCCTCCGAGAGGAACCAGCCGGAACCCTCGCCGGGAAACATCTCACGCTTAAGACTGTCAATGATGAGAAGGAAACCGAAACCCCAGACTCCTGAAATAAGTTCTGCAGTGCGTATCTGGAGTGCCAGCGATGATCCGTGTGAGAAAACTGTAGATGTGTTGTAGCCGGAAGTGGCGACAGTTCCGCAAACGCCGGGCTTCCGAAGAATTTCAAATGGATTTTTTCTGTTCATGATGAATGCAAATGATTAAAGATTGATATTTGTTTTCAGAATGCCGAGTCAATTGCAAATCCGGTATCTGTTATTGTGAGATATTCGTTGCCGTTTGACGAGTCCCGGTCGCCGAAGAAAACACCTGCCTTGCCGGCTGCGTGCCAAGTACGGAAATTGATTTTGTCGCCGTTGAGCTTGTGCGGGTTGATGTGCAATCCTTTAAGCTCGCAGAAGGCTTTGAGTCTTTCCTTGAACGCAGCGGGGGAAACAAATTTGTGTTGCCCGGGGAAATCTTCAAGGAATGCCTTGTACATATTCTTTCTGTCGATGCGATTGTTTATGTTGTTGCCTGACGGGTCAAAGTATGATTCAGCCCATTGCAGGAAGGCTTCACCTATTTTCTGCCGCAGCTGTCTTGCCTTCAGATCTACCATGGGTGGAGCGACTGTGCCACATCCGGGTTTTGACCATCCGAGAGTCAGTGAACGGAAGTAGTACATGGTGCATTCCGCCATGAGGTTGTCGAAGAGATTCCATTGGTATTCGTCCCAGTCGTAAAAGAAGTTGTGACCGAATTCCATAAGCGGGGTGTTGTCTGTGTTGTACCAGTCCGAGAAGGAAATGAATGATATCCTGTCTAACGCTGAAGGCGAGTCGGCATTAAGCGCATGGTTGGTCGTGATGTAGAATTTCGGCGCGCGGTCCCAGGGGATCGAGAACCGAGCCATCTGTTTGGGATTGACCGCGAGTTTGCCTGTGATCGAGGCGAAGAAAGACTCAAAGTTCATGTTCGTACGTGCGTCATCGTAGAATATGTTTCTTGTCTGTTCGCTGACTTCGGAGAAGATATACGGGTCATCCGGAGATACTTTCTTGCCGTCTATGAATGTCTGTTCCACCATGTTTTCGACGGCATAGCCTATCATGGATTTACCGGAACGTCCGTTGGATCTCCCTACCTCTGACATCTTTGCGTCCATTGCGACAATCGCCTTTCTTTCCGAGGCATATTTATAGTCGGCAAGAAGGAAACCGATACAGGTTATCTTGTTTACGATGTGACGGTGGAAATCCTGCTCAAATTTTTGTTTGATATGCTCAGGTTCATTTCTCCAGAAGTTTGATGTGTTTACAAGGAATCTGAGGAATTCGCACTTTTCGCCATCTGCGGTAGGAGTCACACAGAATCCGTCTGTGGGGTCGAAAGTGATTCCCTCGATAACAGGAATGCGTTTGAAATTTCGTGAAACGATATTCTGTTTCCAGATATCGCGAAGCATCGGTCCGAATTCAACCGAAAACGGGGTTATCCGGACCTGTCCGTTCAGATAGTATCTGTTCTGCACCTCTGGCTCAAATGATTCGTAGAGTCCTGTCTTTTCCCGGAGACGTTCAAGTTTGTCGTTGCCGAGAAGTGAGCCGAGTTTTTCGGCAAGGTAGTCGAGGACATCTGCGTCCCTGCAGTTCTGTTCGGCAAAGGTGTAGATGAAATCGCGGATTTCGAATGTTCCGATGTGACGGATAATGTTGTTGTCTATCGATAGAAAGCCGTATTCCTGGTCTCCGAGTGCCGGAGATCTGAATTTGAAGAATCCGTTTGCCTCAAGGAATGCGAGTGCGACGCGAAGCTTGAACTGGCATTCTTTCTGTTCTTTGCCGTCTTTTTCCTTGAAGCTTACTTCCCAGAAGTCATTGTCTGTCCCAAGTGTGGATGACCTGACAAATTCTCCGGAATCATCGCGTTTGTAATAAATTTTTCCAAACCTGAAATGAGAAAGACCTTCGAAGCGATTTGAATGACGCTTGAAAAAGCTGTCTTTGTTCCGGAGACTCCAGAACTCCATGATCTGATAATCCGTAAGAGCGGAAATTTTATGAATATCGACATAACGACCGATGCCGTTATGGGTCTTCATGGTTTCCGCAATGTCGGAAGACAACAGGTCTTCCGAACCTTTCAGTGTGCCGACGAGAAGATCGTCAATGCCTTTCTCGTTCTTTTCCGTTTCCTTGATGTGTCCGAACCATACATCGACAGAGGTTCCTTTGTTGTGAAGGGTCTCGACATATGTTTTGAATTTAATGGCTGCTTTTGCAAACTGTGTCGGACGCTGGTCAATATCGTCTCCTGGTTGGAGATTTTTACTAAGATGGTCCCAGTCCGAATCAAACAGAAGTACGATATTGCGAATCTCGCAAGCCTTGACAAGATACTGAAGGTCTTGAATAAGACCCTCCTGTGCGCTCCCGATGTTGTATATGCCTTGTATGCCGATAGACATAATGCCGTGCTTACATGCTTTTTCGGCTTTTTTCTCGCCTTCCTGAATGATAAGTGTGTCGATGTGTTTCCTTTCTCGGAATGCGTCTCTTATTGTCTGAGGAAAGTAGAACCTTACGCCGCTGCCTTTGGGCGACATGTATTTTGCCGGCTTACCGTCTTTGCCGATATGCAGGTCGGGATTAGACCATCGAATGCGAATATACTGTTTCAAAGCTCCGGCAACGCCGCGGGTGGCGTATTTCATGGGGTTGCCGTACAGGTCGTAGTAGAAGATGAGCATTTCGTCATCATCGAAATTCGGCTCGCCTTTGATATTCAGACTACCTTTCCGGAAAGCCGGGACGAGTTCAAACTCGTCGGCTCGGGATGTGGCGACTTTTGCCATCACGTCATCGACAGTGAGTCCGGAAGCCTTAAGCTGTTCTTCGCAAAAAGAATCCTTGAGTCTGTCGGATTGGCGTCTGATGTTATTTGATCTTTTCTCTTCGTCTGACTCAATAGGTATTCCGTAATAATCCGCCACTTTCTTTACGGCTTCCGGAAACGACAGATTGCTGAATTCCATTTCCGCCGAAATGGCTCCGTTGATGGAGTGTCCGCATTTGAAGCATTTGGCTAAAGACAGTCTCGAGTTCTGAGTGACAAGCATGCCTTCAGCTCCATCAGCACCGCAGTTTGGACATCGGACATATGACTTGCGTTTGATTTCAACGATGCCGGGAATGTGGTTCCGGATATCAGCTGCCTTTCTGACTTTATCAATATCAAATTTTGAATATGACATAACAGGTTATATTACTGCATGCTTGAGTAAAAGATTAAAAAATGGGGGGGGAAGAGCATGTCAGACGAAAATTTTACGACCGATTACTTCCTCGATCACATGTTTGTAAATCGGTCTGATAGGAAGCCGCCCGGATTTCCAATGATAGACGGACATGCGGGAGACATAGCATTTATCTGCAAGTTCCGTAATTATCTTTCCATGATCCCGTATAGAAAGAGAGTCGAGATAGTTCTTGAATTTCATTGCGTCTTCGTTTGCGGAACGAACACTTTTTTTAACTTTTGCCATAAATAAAACTTTGAATTATAGAAACAAATAATTATATTTACAAATGCAAAGTTATAAAATAATACATAAGTATGTATATAATAATACATATTTAACAAATATTAACAATGTAATATGAAACACATAGGGAATGAGATCTACCACATAATCGAAAAGAAACAATTGGTAAAGAGACGGATAGCTCGTAATTTAGAGATGGATCCGAGTCGTTTTAACCAATTGATGCATCGTGAATCAATTGATGCACAATTATTGGAGAAAATATGCAAGGAGATACAAGTGTCGCCTGGTTATTTCTTCGATGATTGGCCATCAGAAAAATACACCATAGGAGAGATAAACAACCAGACGCTAATTGGCGATGCTCAAGTAAATATCGGTCAGAATATAAAACAATATGAAGCTCTTCTCGCCGAAAAAGACAAGCTCATTAAGGAGAAAGAAAGACTGATAAAGATATTGAGTCAAAAGGCGGGAGTTGATATATAA